GTACTATAATAACAGGTCTGACCGTAATGTCAACCACTTTTTTCAAGAAAAATGAATTTTTTTATGCGTTTTTCCAATCAAAATCTTTGACTAGTTCCATACCGTAATTGTTCACACCACTAGGTAAATCATACCCATCTTTGAATCGAAGCTTGTTCACTTTGAATGGACCGTAGTCTACAAAGTGATGCCATCTACCATATTTCCAGACAAGTCTTGCCACGTCTGGGTGCATGTCAACTAGCATCTGCGACTTATTCACAGTACCTTCTGTGTTGTAACCAGTCTCTTTGAACTCTTCATTCTCCGTATTCTCTGCATGATAAAATTCAGCAGTATTACCACCGGCGACTGTCTGAGTAGCGGCTTTGCCTTGCATGAATGCGTTGAACTGCACACAAACATCTCCGTCTTTCATCACTCGTAAGCAGATATCAGTATCTTCATTATACCTACCACGCCATCTATGCTTACAATCATTCCGAATAAGAAGAGTAGAATATATGCGAGTGTTGGCAACGAAAGCAGGATAACTCTGATTCGGGTCAATAAAGAATCGATACTGTGGACCAGAAATATAAACATTATCATACCTATCTACAAAGTCTTCCATAACTTGAAAGCCTACACCACTCTCAAATCTAATTCTTTCATTTTCGTGTAGTCTGTAAAAATCTGAGATGTTATCGTCAAGTACCCAGTGGCTTGTGGCACCGATACTGATCGAATGATCCCATGCCCAGTTTCTAGCACGACCAGGACCATCTCCGTGATTGGAGAAAGGTGCGACTAGAAGTGTCACATAATCTCTCATTTTGAATACGTCAAGTGCTTTATCGTAGCTATCTAAGTCTTGCGGCTCAATCACAATGTAATGTGGAATCTGCATACGAGACAAAGACCTTGAAGTAAACATTGAATCCGCACGACCCTTAGATACGATGTACATGGGATGTCTAGGTAAAGTTCTACCCTCTGGCTGAATCCACCGTAACAACAAATTCTTTGTGATATGCTGTTCGGGATGCCAAATGCTTTTAGTCTTCTCAGTAACCTCTTGATTGATTTTTTGCGAGAACTCTTTATAGTCAGCCTCACATCTAAAGTGCATAGTGATTGCTCTGAACTTCACTTTATCGTTTTGAGTGAATTCTGGCATACCAACCCAGTGTTTTGTCCAGCTTGATTCGACAGGCTTGACTTTACTGAATCCTGGTCCATTGTATTCAGGAACAAGTAGATTAGCATCAATCGCAACAGGCTCTTCTTCCATATCTTTAAACAAAGACACCGCACGATCTTCTAATGGATAGTAAGTTTCTTTTACGTATCCTGGAATCATCTGATTAATTTTTTGACAGAAATCGACCATATCATCTTGCGTTCTAAAGTGAACGTAAATTGATTTCCATACATCGTTCTGTACAGTCTTTTTAACTTTAGTAGCATCAACAAGTTTATCAGGCATAGGCTCATCGAAAAATTTGTCTAAGCTAATACTGTAAGAATCATTTTTACGTGCCTCATCATCCATATAGTTGTCGTAGTTGGCACTCTCTTCGACTATAGGTTTTGTGTTGTTTGTCATATGTACTCCATTAAATTATTACCACTATATCAGATATTTATGGATTTGTCAACACCAAATTTAATTACATAAACTCTTCAAGCGAGGCACCATCAGCCACCATTGGTCTGTAGACTTTCTTCCAATACTTGACGTTTTTCATTTTGCCATGCTTTTCAAAAATCTTCATTCCGTATGGATATTTTCGCTGTATGTACCTTAACGCTTCATAGTGTTCTTCGGTTTGATAAAAATCTTCTGGCTTTTCTTCTTCACTATCAAACATACCAGACCAAACTTCACGGGAGTCTGATAACTTTTTATCTACTAGACTTCTATTGTCAAACATCCATTCAGTAGACTTTCTAGTGTTGATGCCTCTAGACATCGCTTCATACAAAAAGAGAACGTCTTCAGCAATTCTTAAAGAACAAATATCCATCTCATCAATGATTTTAGATATCATTCTTCCATCATAAAACACATAAGAGTAGACATCCCTTGTGTCTTCATACTCAACGTCTGCTGGCGGTATACCTGCTTCAGAAAGACCAACAATACCTATAGGCTTTTCATCGAGCCAAGTAGATATCTTATCATACATCTCTAGGGTTTCTTCTGGAGTAGCATTTCTTTTTGTCAACTCCATATTAGACTCTCCAGTCCAATACTTCGCATTTCTTCGTTTAATTACTATATCGTCATCGGCAACACAATACTTTATGGCACCAGCGTGTTTATGAATGAACTCTCTGGTTTGTGCGAGTTGTGTCCAACTGCCAACTATCTCTTCTGGTATTTCAAGATACTCGCAAGGGTAGTTGTATAGATGCCTTTCGCCAGGCTCAACTACCATAATGACTCTTTCCTGAAGTTCCTTAGGAAGATTTTCATATGTGATTTGATTGTCACACCTTCGAACAGTGGGAATGTATATTCGCTCTATCATGACTTACTTGTTCTTGTTTACCATGTCCGACTCGCCCCATACTACGTTAGTACGCAGACTGCTAGACGAAAATCGATGGTCTCTATTGTTGAAATATAATTCTATGTTGCGCCTGTCACACACATCTCTACCAGTAAAGTCTTTATCTTTGTACTCTGGACCTAAGATACGAACATCAATGAGATACAACTCAAGAATATCTTTCAAGTCAGTTTCGGTAGAATACACCACGATTTCATCAACGTACTTCACAGCCTGTAGTTGAGTATAACGCTCAACAATAGATTGAATGGGTGAGTTCTTCTCTGGTCGATCCAAAGCAGGATCGATTTGAAGACCACATATTAAGTGGTCACATTGTTCTTTTGCTTCACGTAGCATCATAACATGTCCTGCGTGTAACAGGTCAAACGTACTACATGTAAATCCTACACGTTTCGCTTTCTTCATCATATAATCACCTTCTATTTAAATTGTTCGATCACTTGTTTTTTGAGTTGAGTAATCTCATCTTTAAGTACTAACTTTTCTCGCTTCATATTAGATATATAGTGGTCTGGTGCTTTCTCTGCTTCAGCCGCTTCTACCCTATCATGTAAGTTCTTATGTTTCCTCTCTAAAGAAACCAATCGATCTGCTATTGCCAATTTACTCTCCTATGTTGTTGCAATTCTACTAAAGTTCTTCACTTTTTCGAATTTGATTACGCTATGGAATTTGTCAAATAGTTGATCACCCTTGTGACTGATAATAAAGATGTTTGAGTCAGCAGTCAGTTCTTCAATGATTTTTAGAAACTCTTCAGTTCCTGCATTATCTAACGAAGAATCCATAATTTCATCCATGATCAACAAGTTAGTGGACACAGAGTTCCGCAACTTAGATACGGCTCTCCATGTAAAGAGAAGTGCAAGGTCAATTCTTAACTTCTCGCCCTCTGAGAAAGAGGAATAAGAAAACTCATCACGGAAACGAGACTTGATTGTTTCGTTAAAGTTTTCATCTAATTCAAACTGAACAAAAAAGTCCATTGCTGACAAATACTTATTGATCAGTTTGTTCATCACTGGTACATACTGTTTAATAATACGAGTTTTGATACCGCCATCTTTTAGCATAGAAGCGACAACGCTCAACGTCTCTCTATGATCAAATAGTTCATTCTGCTTTGAGTGATAGTCATTTAGGTCGCCCTCTAACTTCTTAATATCAGAAGTATCGATCTCCTCAACTTCTTGTTGGGCACCATCAAGTTCTTTCTTGATAGACTTACACGTATTCATGCCAATCTTAACATTTGCTCTATGCTCACTAACAGAGATATTTTTCTCCGACATAGTATCTTCAACTTGATCGATTTCTGCAAGTCTAGTCTCAACCACTACACTCTTATGTCCAATCTCCCCTTTTGCTGTTTCGATTTCTGCCGCTGTTGCTCTTGAGGATTCGATTGTTTCTTCTTTGAATTCGTGTTCGATCCCTTGTTTACAGGTTGGACAGTTGTCGTGCTTTTGATAGAATTCAACGTCCTTACGTAACTTATTGAGTCGAGTTGTGAGATCATGATTTAGCTCCTGAAACTCTGCTAGTTTTTTCTTTTGATCAGCCTTGTCTGTGATACTGCTATTTAGTTCTTCAATTTCATCTAAGAGTGTATCCATTAAAGCCTGTTGTTCTTCGACAAACACAACTTGTTCTTTAAGTTTGTCTTTCAGCTTGCCAACTTCAGTCTCTTTAATCTTTCGAATAGACGCATTGTGACTTTTGGCACTATCGATCTTATTCTCAACTAAGTCGATCTGGTATTTAATGTCAGTAATCTCTGCTTTGTTCTCTGACACTTTATCTTTAAGAAGAGTATTCATCGTTGTAAAAATTTGAATATCTAATAAGTCTTCAATGATATCCCTACGCTCACCCGCTTTCAACTGCATAAATGGAATAAACGTACTAGAACCCAAAACAACTACTTGACCAAAAGACTTGTAGTTGAGTTTTAGAATTTGCTCTTCTAAGTATGTCTGGTAATCACGGGCAGCCGCATCTTGGTTTAGTAGTTCGTCATTCTTCCAAACTTCAAACTTGCCTGGCTTGATACCACGCTTGATTACATAGTTATTACCACTAATGCTAAAGAAGGCTTCTACCTCTAAACCTTTGCCGTTAACGCTGTTCGTCAACTGATTCTTATTGATCTTTCTGAACGGCTTGCCGTATAGGGCAAATGTAAGAGCATCAAGCATGGTTGATTTGCCTGCTCCATTCTCGCCCACGATCAAAGTGGATTTACTGCGGTTTAAAAAAACTTCTGTCCAAGTATTACCAGTACTTAAAATGTTCTTATAACGAACCTTTTCAAATAGTATCATAAATTGATAGCCTCTTGATATAATTCATCTAGCACTTTTTCGATCTTTGCCTTATCATTCGTAATCTCCAAGTTAGAGACATACTGTTTTAGAATGGTCAAAGTGTCCTGTGCTTCATCAACTAGTTCACTCTCATCAATTACATCCAAATTCATATGATCCTCGACAACCTTGATATCACAAGGTCCGGCGGCTTGCAACTTGTCCAAGAACAAATCGAAGATATATGGATTACTCTTGTTTCTTACTATAACTTTTATGAAGGTGTTTGTCAAGTTCGAAGTGTCAAGATTTGCAATATCTTCGATTGTCATATCTTCATCGTCATACATGATTTTATGGAACATACGTAGATTGTTTGCAACGTGAGTCATACTTCTATCTTCAGTATCGAAGATGTTGAATCCACGCCTCTGATCATAATCTGACCAATTCATCTCATACGGTGCACCAAGATAAGTGATGTTGTCTATCGTAGACGGATGATGAAAGTGACCAGAATAGACCGCATCAAAACGATTAAAAATCTTCTTGTCTAGTCCGTGATCACAAAGTTGACCTTTCATCATTTCAAAGCCCTGCATCTCTAAATGACCAAATAGAACTTGAGCATCTGTGTCTTTAAATGCTTGAAATGACTTCTCTTGATTGTCAGCACAGATCCAAGGCGCCATCATCACTTTACAACTTTCCATCTGTAGTTCAACTGGCTCATCCCAATAGATGTGGATGTTATCGTACTTAGATGTACCATACAATTGCCGAAGACTATTGACCTCATTTGTGTTCTTGTAGAACGTATCATGATTACCTGCAATGATGTACAGTTCGATACCTTCTTCATGGCACACTTTCATGAAGTTCTCTTCTAAGTTCTT